AACTTCTGACAATGACAAATTAGATGAATCAGAAGAAGTTTACGAATATCTGCTGTGTGCAATCTGCCCGGTAAATCTGACAAAGCCGGGGCTTGGTTATCGTGAGGACGAAAACCGCATTGAATCACGAATCAGAGACTGGGTTGTCGGGATGCCAGATACAGGTTTTATTTTCCCAGCATTTACCGACCGAAGCACCGACATCCATTCTGTGATGTTTTACAGTAAAAACACGAATGAGCCACACTCTGAATTTATGGAAGCTGGACTTGGTTGCGAGGCAAAAATGACAGCATCAGAGAAAAAGAAAGTGTTCCAGAACATTTTAAATGATGTGCTGGGAGAAGATGATGAAGAAAATAATAAAATCTGCGTTGAAATACATAGCGTTCTGGATGACACCTTAATAGCAAATGGAAGTGCTGATCTAGAGGAAGAATCACAGAAAGTCGAACTTACACAGGACATCCTTAAAAATTGTCTGGATGAAGTCGGACTTCCAAAGAATATGGCAGATTTGATTTTGAAAAGCCGCGGAGAATTACTCCCAACTGACACACTTGTGTCAGAAGTGGTAGACAAAAAAGCTGTCGCGGAAGCAAATAAAATCAACTACATAGCAGATTTAAAAGAACTGCTTGAAGCCGCAGCAATTAAACTTTCAGAGACATATTCTGACGATGATGTACTTGTAAAAGAAATCAGAGAAAAGATTTGAAATAAATAGATCAGAAAGGAGCCGAGACTCTGGCCAGAGTGAAGCATATGCGGTCTCCTTGAAAAAATGAGTGATTTAGATAAGTTTGATTACGAATGTCAGAATCAGATGAGCATTTTTGACATGATACGTGAACCAATCCGTATTACAAAACCTATACGATTAATTGAACTGTTTGCCGGATATGGTTCGCAGGCAATGGCACTGAAAAGAATTGGTGCAAAATTTGAACATTATAGAGTTGTAGAATTTGATAAGTATGCCATAGCAAGCTATAACGCAGTGCATGGAACAGATTTTCCGACAATGGATATAACCAAGGTTCATGCGGAAGATTTGAATATTTGCGACACGGATGTATTTACTTACTTGCTTACTTATTCATTTCCATGTACCGATTTATCGGTTGCAGGAAAACAAGCTGGAATGACTAAGGGTAGCGGTACAAGAAGCGGTCTGTTGTGGGAAGTTGAGAGAATATTGACGGAAATCCGAGATCGTAATGGAGAATTGCCGCAGATATTATTTATGGAAAACGTTCCACAGGTACATGGGAAGAAGAATATTGATGATTTCAAGAAGTGGTTGGATTTTTTAGAAGGCTTAGGTTACACGAATTATTGGCAAGATTTAAACGCTAAAAATTATGGAGTGGCACAAAACAGAAATCGCTGTTTTATGTTTTCGTTTTTGGGTAATTATTCGTATGAATTTCCGGAACCTATACAACTCAAAAAGAAATTGAAAGATTACCTTGAAGATGATGTGGATGAGAAATATTACATCAACAATGAAAAGGCTGAAAAGTTGATAAAACAGCTTATTGACAACGGAACACTGCCACAGCACAATCCTGAGGATCAGACTTGCGTTGACGGAACAATTCGCGAACCAAAAGAATGCGCTGTTTCAAACTGTATCACAGCAAGACAAGACAGAGGAATATCCAATCAAAGGTCGGTCGGAAACTGTGTTGTTGAAAGACCAAGGAGCAACATTAGATAAACAAATTGATATTGCAACAACATTGAGAGCAATGGATTACAAAGGGTTTGATAATTATGGGAGTAACGGAGTGATTGAATGGAAGTAATAGGCAGTATATACACAGAAGTAACAGCAGCTTTTCAACGAGGTGTGTATCCGATTGCAAGATGTGTGAAAGCTGAACAACATGATTTAGGAGTAGTTATGGCAGATGTAAATGTTTTAGGCTCTCTTGAAGCAAAATTTGAGAGTACCAACAGAATTTATGATGTAGGGGGGTAGTAGTCAAACGTTGAGTACAATGCAAGGTGGTAATCAAGAGCCGAAAATACTTGAAAGACAGATAGTTGCCATGCGTGGCAGAAACCCGGACAATCCATCGGATAGAACTACTGGAAGTCCAACGGAACAGAGGTTAGAAATAAATATGCAAGGCACAAGTAACTGTTTAACAAGTGTGCAGAAGGACAATATGGTTCTGATTAAGCAGGCTACAAAAAGTGGTTCTATTGAATGTGAAGTTGGTGGATGCTTTGACGCAAGCTATCCAGAAAGCCAGACAAGAAGAGGGCGTGTGCAAGATAATGGCAATACGTGTCCTACATTAACCGCACAAAATCAAGAGATTGTACGGATTGAAAAGGTAGGTCAGATTTCCAGCGATGGTTCGCAATGCGGTACGGTTATCTATGACAATGGTATATCTACTAATCTTGTAGCTGGCACACATGGGTATGCGAATAGCCATATTGCCACTAAATACCGTATCCGAAAGCTGACACCAAGAGAATGCGGAAGGTTGATGGGAGTATCCGATGAAGATATTTCCAAGATGGCAGCAGTCAATAGCAACACGCAACTTTACAAACAGTTTGGAAACAGTATCGTTGTGGACGTGATGTGCGCAATGTTTAGAAACTTAAATATTGAGCAGGAAGTGAAATAGTTAAATTAGAATTTAGCGGAGGTAAAAATGAAAATTCCAAAGAAAATTCAGAATATCATCGACAGACGAGAAAGGTTAGCAATGGAGTTGCTGGATGTGTGTGAGAAATTGGATTCATGGCTTGAAAAAAATGGTGCAGACTTAACTGACTCTGATATTGCAGACAGCACTATTAGCGGTTGCATGATTTATTGTGAGCCTGAAAATGCAAAAACTGCTGTGGAAGAATATATTAGAAATTGCATGTAAAGTCAGAATTTAAAGGTAAAAGACATGGCATGGTACGCACTTTATAAATGGTATAAGGATTGGAGCCGGATAGGATACCCAAATATGATTAGCTGGTATTCTGAAAAGCTTAATCCACCAAAATGGACAATATTAAAATTCAAGTGAGGTAATAAGTAATGAGAATATTCAGATTTATAAGAGCGTGGTTTTATTATTCGACCTTCCGAAACTATCTATATTCAGAAGGTACAAAACCTGCTCAAACACGTTTTCAGTATGCAAAGAGGCATAGTTGACTAAACTGAAAGAGAGGTAGTATATGAAAGAATTTCCGATTATGACGAAAAAGGGCAAAGAATATATTCCCTACGACATCATCAAACCGCATGAAGAACAAGCATTAAAAAATCACTGTGGTCAGACATTAGACAGATTAGCAGCCAGAGGAGGTTTGTCTTGGGCGGAAGCCTATGCCGTACTGACAGATAGTGAGTTCCCTTATGGAGACAAGTATATTTCAAATGAATTTTACGAGAAAAAGGTAAAAGAGATAGTGTTAAATGCGTAGGTAAACTGAACTTTAACAAATTAAAACGGAGGTAGAAAAAAGATGGCTAACTTTTATAAGAGTAATGATGTAGAAATTGATTTTTCAGAGGAAGAAAAGGAAATATTAAAAAAAGCAAGTGAAATTCTGAATGATTTAGGTGAAAGACTTTGGCAAAACGATTATGACGAAGAGGGCGTTTTCTTTTCTTGTTTAGGAGGCGGAATTAAAAATGCATTAGAGGGAGATTACTGGATACCATAGAATCTGAACATTTAGAACTTATAGCAGGAGAAGATATGGGAAAATTAATTAATAAACAGGATGCAATTGATAAAATTAAAAAAGAAACTCTTATAAATTATTCCGTTGCCGTGATGGCGGATGTTGTAGAAAGCGCAAAACAGAGAGATACACCAATTTACGAAGTGGATAAGGAAAATCAGTGGGTGAGATTAGCTGACGTAGAAAATGCAATCAATAAATACTTAAATATTTAGAATTTATTGGAGGATGCAAAAAATGAAAAATGGAATTCACGGAAACAGAGAACAGCTTGATGAATTATCAGTGAATAGGATCCTTGGTGAATTATATGATAAGGCGAAAGCTGAAAATGATGGGAAAGTTCATATAAGAGAAATTGAGGACGGACATATTGGAGATACTATAGAACTTTATTAATAATCACTTAAACGGTGAAGTAAAACATATAGGAAAAAGCATTATCATACAGCCGGAAGTAAAGTTTGGCGGTGGCACGATAAAATGGTTTGACGACAAGCAGTTAGTGAAAAATAAAGGAGAGGAGACATGTTAAAAAGAGAATATAAAAGAAGAGAACCGACAAATCAGGAAAGAATATTTTTGAAGTCGAGAGGACTTATACCGGACAGCTGGCTAATAATTTACGAAAATAAAAGTGAATTAGTGGTTGTTAGCAGAAGGAGATCATACCGAAAAGTATTAAAAAAACCAAGAAAGAACCGGTAAAAAAATACATATCAAAGAACAATGATTAAATGAATAAAAATATAATAATGTTGCATGAATACGATAATATGTTGTGTTTTTATGAACTGATATATGGTATAATGTTGTAAGAAACTTATGTGTCACGCATATGGAGGTCTTTAAAATGAGCAGAGAGGAAACGATAGAGGTATGCACACGCATAGACAATTATCTTGGCGATAAAATAGCAGAATCAATTTTAAATAATATCTCATATGACAAAATGGAAGCACGCTATGGGATTATGCCGATTTCTCGCACGCATTTTTACAGAAAAAAGAAAATGGCATTAAGGATGATCAACAGCCAGAGCTTGTACGGAGAAGAAAGTAACGGACAGCTACGCATAACGCTTTGATTCACGCATAGGATAAAATATAGCACGCACAAAAATGGATGTATTGGAAAAATATTATAACATACCAAGTAATAACCGGGAACTACAGCATAGAGAAAAGAGCAGATCAAATAGGTCTGCTTTTTTTTATAACTAATAATACGAAAAAAGTATTAAAATATTAAAAAAACACTTGACATCAATACGAAAAAGTATTAATATATAATCAGAAAGAAACAAGAGAACACATTAGGAGGTAGCGATCATGAAAAGATATAATTTATCAGAAATTATGAAAAATGCATGGGCATTAATGAAAGCAACAGAAGAAAATACATTTTCTGAGTGTTTAAAACTTTCTTGGAGAAACGCAAAAGAAAATGCTCCAAAAAAGAAAGTGATGGTAAAAAGACATATTCAGATCATGGAAGTTGCGAAATGGGTTCTTAGAAAAATGGATGATGTTTCTTTCTTAGCACTTGACGCTGGAATCGCAGTCGACGACATTGTTCTTGAAAGAGAAACAGAAAAAGCAATTGAAATTTCTACAGAGTGGGATGGATATAAAAAAATAATGTGGCTGCCGAAATCAGCTTGCTGTTACAGATTTGCATAAAAAATAGGAGGAAAAAGTATTATGACGTATGAAGAATTTGCGAAAGCGACACCAGAAGAAAAGAAAGCATTTAGAAAAAAGATGCAGGAAAATAGCATCTCAATTAATGATTTAAAAGCTACTTTGAAAGTACTGGAACAGTATGGGAAGAATTTTGAATGGATTCCAGAATATTCGAAAACATTAAAAGCGGCTTATGATATTATGGCGGCTGAGTATGAGAGAGAACTAGACCAGGAAGCCCATTCAAAAGTCACAATCGAGATGGAGCAGGGTAAAGACATTCCACTGGCAGAATGGGCGAGAAATCATAATGTTTCGGAAGCGAATGCCAGACAGAGAGCAATCCGCGGAACACTACCTGCTCACAAAGTCGGTAATATTTGGATGATTAATGAATTTTCTGAAAATAAGGATAAGAGATTTAAGGATTAATATTAGGAGATAAAAAAATGACAAACGAAAAATTATTTGAATTATTAAAAAAAGAAACCAACATGACAGAAAGTGATATTATGAAGCATATTGAAGACGGAATTATGATTTATGAAAACAATGCGGCTGGTTTTTCAGAGTTCAGAGAAAACGCAATCGAAGGAATGAACGATGAAGATGATATCCCGGAGATGTGGGAAGGACTTGACATCATCGGAGATTACAGAATGGATTTTTCATTGTAAAAAATGTATGGAAAAGGAGATAAAATTATGTATAGCTGCGTATTAAAAAATAAAGAAGGTATTATTTTTGACGAAGGAAAAGATTTTGAAACATTAAGAGAGACTTTTAAATGGGCTTCAAACAGGGGACGTTGGTATGTTGTACAGGTGGCTGATGATAATGGTAACGAGTGGGAAGCCTGCGTCGCTGAAAGCCTGAGCGAAATGAGCTTTAGGCTTAAAACAATAGATGGTCTTCTGCGTACTAGCGGGTACGCCACCATGAACGAGGAGAACTTTGATGATACTGTAAAAAAATGTAAATGTAATGAATTTGGGGGAACTTATTACTTAAGATTTTAAAAAAAAGCGGCTTGAAATATAGCCGTTTTTTTTTATGCCAAAAAATGGAACAAAAACAGTAAAAAAATATCTTATAATAAAATTATAAGTAAAATGATGGGAGGTGTGCGCCTTGGCAAATTTAAAAGGAAAAGTAAAAAAGCTACAAACTGCGATTGTACAGCGTGGATTGATTATAAAAATAAACCAGAATCAATTTTACAGTAATGACCAGAAGCGCATGATTACAATTTACAGAATCCTTACACCGGTGTACACCTTTAAGAAAAATAAACAAGAATGGAAAACAGAAGATTATGAGATTCTTAAAACGGCATCTATCCCGGAAGTAATATTCTGTTTGATTGATATTTATAAGGCGGTGAGCGGATGAAGGGAGAACTCACACCGAAATGGAAGGCATTTGCAGACGAGTGGATAAAAAATGGTGGGAATGCCACACAGGCATACATAAGCGCTGGCTATAGTGAGAATGGAGCAAATAGAAGCGCACAAAAACTGCTGACAAAAACTGTCATTAAAGAATATATAGCGGAAAAAATGGAGCAGATCGAGAAAGAACAGCACCGGGATATAATGTCGCTTGCAGAAATCCAGGAGCGAAGAAGTAAAATTGCAAAGGGTGAAGTCGTGGACGGTCTCGGATTTGCCCCGGATTTCTCGGATCAGCTTAAGGCGATGGACGGTTTGGAAAAGGCACTGACCATAGCAGAAAAGCAGAAAATCGAGCGCGAGGAAAAGGAAAAGCGCGAGAAAGCTGCACTCTGGACGATCCCGATCACGGACATTACATCCGACTTTGTGGAGATATACCGGACAGTGCATGAAGCCTTTGCCGGAGAGATAGACATACACGAGATCATATCGAAGGGCGGGCGAGGTTCTATCAAGTCTAACTTCTGGGGAGACTTGGCATATGAGACCATTCGGCAGGATCCTCAGGCGCATATCGTATATACCAGACGATATAAGGTCGACTTGCGAGGATCAGTTTATAATCAGTTTATGAAGGTCGTGATCCGGTGTAATGATCTGGATAACTGGGACTTTAAGCAGTCTCCAATGTGTGCTGTGTATAAGCCGACCGGGCAGATGGTAATGTTTGTGGGAGCAGATAAGCCGATCAGCTTGAAATCGTTCAACGTTCCCTTCGGATATGTGAAGCTTTTAATCCATGAAGAGTGTGACGAGATGGCAGGAGTTGAGCAGATGGATAACATCGAGGATACATTTCTGCGAGCAGATACACCAGCACTCGACATAAAAATTTTCAATCCTCCTAAGTCAAAAAACAACTTTATGAATGAGTACACCGAAGAGTGCCAGAACAAGCCGCAGACAAGGATCTGCCACAGTTATTATTATAATGTCCCGGTAAAATGGCTTGGAAAGCGATTCTTCGAGCGTGCGGAGTGGTTCAGGATTCATAAGCCTTTATATTATAAAAACAACTACCTTGGCGAAGTCACTGGAACAGGCGGCGGCATCTTTGACAATTTAGAAATCCGAAAAATATCTGATGAAGAGTTAATGACATTCGACACAGTAAACCACGGATTAGACTTCGGATATACCCACCCACAGGTTTTCAGCCAGAATTATTATGATTACGAGACGGACACTCTTTATATTTTTGGCGAAGTGTATTCTAAAAAATGTAAAAACTCTACCTTTGCCAGAAAGATAAAGAAGTTTATGAATGTGGAGATCATTTGCGATTCTGCCAGACCGGACGGAATAGCAGAGATGCAGGACTGGGGATTCAATGCGATTGGGGCAAAGAAAAGATGGGGAAGCGGAAAAGGCAGGGATTACTGCTGGGAGTGGCTTCAGCGATGCAATAAGATTGTCATTGATCCAGAACGTTGCCCGAATACAGAAAAAGAGTTTACAAAGGCAGAGCATGAGCAGCTTCCAGATGGTTCATTCTCGGATGCTTACCCGACCTTAGAAGAGGATACGATCATGGCAAACATATATGCGCTGAACAGGATTATCATGACCAGCCGAAGGAATGACGGTCTTTATGATGAGGAGGAAGAAATTGAAGAATATGAAGACGATTAATGTGCTAGGAACAGAATATAAAATTATTATTGAAGAATTTAAAAACAGTGATACAGATGGATATTGTGATTATACAAATAAGGAGATACATTTACGGTCAGATAATGTGAATGAAGTAGGCGATTTTGAGTATTTGAAAAGTAAACAACTTCGACATGAGATAATACATGCATTTCTTGCCGAAAGCGGTTTGCAGTCGAATTTTCAACATTTTACAGAATTTGGACATGAAGAGACGATGGTTGACTGGATAGCGATCCAATGGCATAAAATAAATGAAGTTTTCAGACAACTTGAAATTTGAGGGATTTAGAATGATTTTTTTTGAAAAAATAAGGGAGACAATCATGAAGTTTTTTAGAACAGATGCAGAGAAAGAATTTAATGTCGAGTTTATTACTTCGCCAGAGATTGAAAACTCACAGCAGAGATGGAATGATATCATTAAGGGAAGCCCTTTTTGGCTGGATCCGAAAAATAATGACATCAGGACGATAAATTTCGCAAAATTCCTCTGCCAGTACACAGCGAAGAAAGCATGTATGGATTTGTCAGTGAACATAACTGGTTCTGATAGAGCGGACTTTATTAATAAGTGCATCAGGGCAATGGTTGATACTTCTATTCGTGACAAAGTAGAAGATATGCTAGGAGTTGGTGGAATCATTTTAAAGCCGAACGGCTCAATGAATCCAGACAACATGATAGATTATATTATGCCGTGGGATTTCGCAATCACAGAAAAAACAAACAATGGAGATATTATAGGATGCATTTTCATTAATCGACTTTTAAAAGATAAAGTGTACTACTACCGGCTTGAATACCATCATTTTACGACCTCAAAAAATAAAGAGGGCGAAGAGATGAACGTGTACGAGATCCAGAACAGAGCGTTCAAGTCAAACAGCAGTAACTCACTTGGCAAGAAGATAGAACTGCATGACGTTCCTGAGTGGTCTTCAATTGAAGAAGTCGTTCATATTATGAATGTAGAAAAGCCACTGTTTGCTTATTTGAAAACACCATTCAACAATACGATTGATTACTCATCTCCAGAAGGTATATCGATTTTCTCAAATGCACTTATGGAGCTTAGAGATCTTGATATAGCATGGAGTAAAAAAGGAAATGAGGTTGAGGATTCTCAGCACATTACTTTTATTAATGAAAATGCGCTGACAAAACAGGGAAAAGGAGGTACACGCGTCTCAACAGTGGAACTTCCTCGGTTCGTTAAAGGCTTGAAATTGGGGCTTGATGCAAAAAGTACGATTGATGAACACGTCCCTACCATGCTTACTTCTGACAGAATCACAGACATTAACAGCATTCTTTCTATGATCTCGACAAAATGCGGATTCTCACAGGGGCAGTTTATCCTTGATAGAAAGTCTGGAAAATTGACAGCAAAACAGGTTGAAAGTGACGATAATGAAACTGTAGAAACGATTAACGATATTCGAAAATGCATAAAGACAGCATTAAAAAATCTCATTTATGCAATCAACGTATTCTGCGACCTTTACGGCATCCAGGCAGGATATGTTGATGCACTGGATGAAGATGTACCGGACGAAGATATATTCTATTTTAAAGATTTGCTTGCGAGCTTCGAACAGGACAGATCAAGAGCATATAATTTAATGATTCAAGGTATTTATTCTAAGCGTAAATACCTTAAGGAATACGAGGGATTTAATGATGATGAAGTAGATGCCATGTTTGCAGAGAGAGCGCAGGAAGATGCGGAAAGGAACAGCGGTGGTCTGTTTGAGGAGGAATAAGTATGGTTTTAATTTTTACAGAGGAACAGAAAAAGGAAATTGAAGAAAAAGGATATTGTGTTATTCAGATAAAGCAGGCTCTTTATAAAGCGAAAGATATAGTGAAAGAAGCAATTGAAAATCTATCAGAAGCATTTAAGACTATGAAAGATGCTTTTTGCGATGCGGTTTATAAATCTGAATTAATAAAAGCGTTCAATGCTATTAATGGAAAAAGAAAGTATTCATCGTTGGGAAATATAACAATACAAAAGCTTTCTCGTGGTACATTTAGTGGCGGATATTATCCGAAGTATTTTCATCCAAAAGAAACAGAGTACATTGGAAGAATGCCAAGTATTGGAAATAAATAGAAAGTAAGGGATTGTTATGATAAAAACAGATTTTGAAAAATACTGTGATAATTGCGATGAATTAGAACCTGTTGCCGATATAGAGACTGTACAATATTTTAGTGGTTCGAAAACGTGCGTTACAACTATTTACTGCGAACATAGACACAGATGTGAGGAAATAAGAAAGTCTATAGAAAAGAGTTGATGTGAATGCATTATAACAAAACAGTCGGAAGTGTAAATATAAAGCTTGATACAAAGCGCATGGATGAAAATTTGAGAAATGCTCAGAATGTTCTTGACGAGCAGGTTGTAAATGACATGAGAAAATACACACCTATGCAGCAGGGAGATTTGAGAAACAAGACACAGATAAAAGAACCCGGATTAATTACAGTAGATACACCATATGCGCATTATCAGTATGTTGGCGAGCTTTATTTGACTGCGGACGGTAGATCACGGGCGAATCGTGGAGAAAAGAAGTATCCGACAGGAACAGAATTAAAATATCACACACCTGGAACAGGTAAACAATGGTTTGAAACTGCAAAAGAAAATCACGGTAAGCAGTGGATAGATCTTGTTAAAAGAGAGGTTGGAAAAGGATAATGCTTAGACCGGATTATTTTTACGGAAAAACTGATAAACTGGTTGAAATGTATCAAGATCTTGAAAATTGGATTATATCAGACATTGCAACACGATTGATAAAATCAGGTGAATTGTCAGGAACTGCTGACAGAGAATTGTGGAAACTTCAACAGATGGGACTGCATAACACAGAGATTGTAAAAAGAATATCTGAAATGTCTGGAAAATCGAGAAATGAGGTTCGCAGATTATTAAGGGATAGTGTTATGACATCATTCTCAGATGATAAGGAAGTCTTGATGCAGATATCAGCATCTGATATTATATCTCCTCTAAAAAATAATATGGCAATTCTGGCAATGAATGCAGAGTTAATAAAGACGTCCGGTGAACTTGATAATTTGACAAAAACGACCATTAACCAGACACAGAAAGACTTGCTCAATATGCTAAATGAGGTTGATTATAGAGTAGCATCTGGAATGCAGTCTTACAGCAGTGCAGTCTGCGAAGTTCTGGATAGATATGCAGAATCTGGTGTTATGGTAGAATACCCTACTGGAACGAAGCGTTCTCTTGAATCGGCAGTTAGATGTTGTATTGTCACATCTATGAATCAGACTGCGGCACAAGTGACGAACATTTATATTGCGCAAAATAAAATAGAATATGTTCTAGTATCAGCGCATCCGGGGGCAAGATATGATAAAAAGAATCCAACAGGGATTCCATCTCACGATTACTGGCAAGGCAAGGCATATAAAATAATCGGGAGCGAACCAGGATTTCCGAATCTTCTTGAAAGTACAGGTTATACCATAGACCCTAAAACCGGAAAGGGAACTGTTGTAAATCTCTTAGGACTTCACGGATACAATTGCAGACATTCACATGGACCGTGGCGAAAAAACATGGTAAATAAGTACCTTGATGAAAACGGAAATGTGAATATAAATGCAGATGAAAGCCAGAAGCTTTATGATTTGCAGCAGAAGCAGAGATTACTTGAAAGAGAAATTCGCAAAACAAAGCGTGAAATTATGGCTAAGAAACAGGAACTTGATATGATTGCCGAAACAGATGTAAAAGAGATCTTGCAACCTCAATATGATAAGCTTGCATATAAACTGCGAATGCAGAATAAAAGGCTTCAATCATTCTGTAAGAATAATGACCTTCAATTGCAAGGCGATAGAACGAAAGTTTCTGGATTTAATAGAAAACAGTCTGCGATTGCAAATGGACGAGCAACGGCTTATAAAAATAAAATCGAAAAAAATGGTACAACGAAAATGGAATAATATGTTATTATAATAATGTGTTAACCATACATACTTGGTTATCCACCTTTCTTTAATTAATGTAGTGGAACTCAAGCGAGACAACAACTCACCGTCATAGCCGGAAACTCCCCCAAATGAGGTAAAGCAAATGAAAAACATTGTTACGTGCTTTACCAAAGAAGAAAAAGAGCATATAAAAGAATTGTGTGATTTCACACCGACAGAAGAAACGCTCTTTGATTTACGGAAGAAAGAAAAGTCTTTAGAAGAATGCGCAGAAATTATGCATGTTTCGACTAAGACAGCCGGACGTATTAACGTCAAAATGCAACATAAAATTCTTAAGGTAACTGGACAACATTTCACATAATTTTCTCCTCATTAAAGGCATCCGTTAAGGGTGTCTTTTTTGTGTACTTTTAATGGGGTTTTACTGGGGTGGTTCAATTGTGTTGTTAATAATAAAATGAAGATAGAAAGAGAGGTTTATTATGTACGAGTATCAAAGATATAACCAGTATTCTTATCCTCAATATCAACAGCCACAGCAGTTTCAACAGCAATTCCCACAACAGATCATGCCGCAACAAGCTGGACTTTGCGGAAGAATGGTTAATTCTGTTGAGGAAGTCACAGCAAATGACGTTCCCATGAATGCACCATTTGCCATTTTCCCGAAAGCAGATGGATCAGAAGTTTATATAAAATCTTGGGGTGCTAACGGGCTTATTCAGACAGTTACATATAAACCGCAGCTAGACGGAAAGCAAAACGAATTACCGAAAGAAGACACGGCAACATTGATTGCCCCGATAATGGAGCGATTAGACCAAATAGAAGCTAAAATAACTCAGTCCCAGAGGACTACCAGAGCAAAGAAAGAGAGCGATTCTGAATGAATTTAATGCAGATGATCCAGTGTGGTGGAAACCCTAAAATGATATTAAGTCAAATGATGAACAACTCTCAATTTTCAAATAATCCGATCATGAAAAATACATTCGACATGATGAACCGTGGAGACAGTAAAGGGTTGGAACAGCTTGCCAGAAATTTGTGCAAAGAAAAAGGCCTTAACCCGGAAGAAATCATGAGCCAGTTTAAACATTGATACTATTCTTGCAAGATTATGTATAAATAAATTTTATTAGGAGGAACACATATGTTTAATTCATCTCCAAGTTTAGCGGACATTGCCGCCGTTACTGGTGGAAACCGTAATGATGGTGCATGGGGCGATGGTGGTTGGTGGGTTCTCATTATCCTTTTTGCCTTATTCGGTGGATGGGGCGGTTATGGATTCGGTGGTAATGGTGGTGGCGGTTATACCGCAACTGCGGCTACACAGGCTGATATCCAGAGAGGATTTGACAATTCAGCAGTCATAAGTAAGCTTGATGGCATTACAAATGGTCTTTGTGATGGCTTTTATGCAGTAAACAACGGAATGCTGACAGGATTTAACAGCATTCAGCAGGCAATTAATGCGGACACAGTAGCAGGAATGCAGAATGCAAATGCTATTCAGTCTCAGCTTGCAAATTGTTGCTGCGAAACTCGTGAAGCTATCCAGGGTGTAAACTTCAACATGGCGCAGAACACTTGCGCATTACAGAACACAATGAACAACAACACGAGAGATATTATCGACAGCCAGAATGCCGGAACAAGAGCGATACTTGACTACTTATGTCAGGATAAGATTGCAACGTTGCAGGCAGAAAATAATGATTTGAGACTTGCAGCATCACAGGATAGACAGAACGCACTTCTGACTACCGCTATGACAGCACAGACAAATCATATTATCAGCGCTGTTAATCCATCACCAATCCCAGCATACCAGGTGCCAAACCCGAACACATACATTCCGTATGGATGCGGTTGTAACAATGGATGCGGATGTTAGACAATTGAATAATTAAAGTATCTTAATCGACAAGATTATGTCTGCATAGCAGTATTACTTAAACACAAAGGGCAGACTTTAATGTTTGCCCTTATATTTTTGAAAGAGAGGAAAATATTATGTCAGAATTTACAGCCAATGCTTTACAGACTGTCCTGCAGGGAGAAGATGTCGCATTTACTGAGACACCGGTTTGCGGAACAAAATGTATCGTTCACAGACAGGGAAGCGGAGTAGTTAAATTAAGAGGAATCACAAACCAGTGCAAAGCAAGATTTCTTGTATCTTATAGTGGAAATATCCAGATCCCAACCGGTGGAACGGTGGAAGCTATTTCTCTTGCAATCGCAATTGACGGAGAGCCATTACAGTCTACAAGAATGATCGTGACACCTGCGGCAGTAGAAAACTTATTCAATGTATCTGCACAGGTTTATGTAGATGTTCCTTGTGGATGCTGCAGCACAATAGCGGTTCAGAATACATCTGGACAGACTATCGAGGTTCAGAACAGTAATTTAATTGTAGTAAGGGAGGCTTAGTATATGCATATTGAAAGAATTCATAAAATGCTTGAATGCCTTGCTGAAAAATCCTTATGTGAGATTGAAAAAGGGATTGAGAATGTCAATACAGAAGAAATGGGAGAAGTGATCGACATGATAAAGGATCTGTCAGAAGCAGAGTATTATGCCACAATTACTAAGGCAATGAACGAAGCGGACGAAGCAGATATCATGGAAAAGCTTTTAGAGTATGAGGATGACCGAAGATATTATGATCAGTATCGTTATGCTAATGGAAGATTCGCACCTAAGGGCAAAGGAAAACGAAGAGGATATGATGAGCCACCATATTATCACATGTACCCGGATGATTACGAAGATACAGAGCACATGAGAGACATGGATAAGAAAGACCTGAAAAGGATGTATACAGATACCGGAATGATGGGAGATAGATCATATCCGAGGGATTCCAGAGAGGGAAAAGCCGGTATTTCCAGACGTACTTATATGGAGACCAGAGAAAACCATCATGGAAATTCAGAGGAAGATAAAAAAGAGCGTGCAAAAGCAAGAAAAGATTACTTGCGAGATATGCAGATGGATATTACTGAAATGACATCAGATGCAGCACCGGAAGAAAAGCAGATGTGGAGAAATGAATTACAGATGATGTTACAGAAAATCTAAGAGGTGAGCGCAGTGTTTAAAATCAATGATGTTGAATGGAATATTTTATATGTAAATCCTAATAGTGAATGCTTGATGCGTTCAGATGGAACAATTACACTTGGTGTTACAGATTGGAACACACGAAAGGTTTATTTGTCAAATTCATTAAGCGGAAGTCTGTTAGAGCGAGTTCTATCTCATGAGTTGGTACACTGCGCTTCATTTTCATATGACTGCCACATTCCAATAAATGTAGAGGAAATCGTAGCGGATTTTCTGTCTCTTTATGGAAAAGAAGTCGTTGGCATAGCAGATGATATTTTGAATGGGGTAATTGAAAATGGATGTTATAAAGCAGTATGAGGACTATATAGGGCTTAAAAAAGAATACATTAAAAATCCTACATTGGAAAATAAAAATGCAATGATAGCCAAATTGGAAGAGTACGGAAAGTATATATACGACCAGTGCAACAGATTAAAAAAGGATTGCATTGTGGAAGAAGAAAAAGAAGTACTTAGAAGGTATTTCGGTGGGAAATAGCAAAAAGGGGTGGAGCAATCTGCCCTTTTTAAAATGGTACAAAAAGTTGTTTAAAATAAGTTAAAATATATATTGAAAAGAATATTAAAAGTACCGGACAGAAAAATGGATTCTGTTCGCTAACCTAGAAAAGTTATGGGATGATGCATGGCACGTCCTATTTTGGGCGTGCTTTTTTATTTTTGGGAATTAATTCAGTGGAAGAAGACACGGCTTATATCCGGGTTGTCGAGGGTTCGATTCCTTCATTCCCAATTGCCAGCTATGGAGCAAATAGCAACTCATTCGTGCCGGACTGACCGGAGTAACAACTTGGAAAGAAAGAGGTAGAAACATGGTAAACGTAGCAAACGAATTAAAGAAACTCGGAATTGAAGTTTCAGACGAACAGAAAGAATCTCTTAAAAAGAGTATGGGTGAAGAGCTGTATTCCAAAGAAGAAATGGAAGACAAAGTTAAAAAAGCTTCATCAGAATCCGAACAGTGGAAAACCAGGGCAGAATCAGCAGAGAAAATGCTCGAAGGGTTGGATGGAAAAAGCCCGGAAGACATTTTAAAAGAGCGTGATGACTGGAAGAGACAGGCAGAGGATTCCAAAAAAGATTACGAAGCCAAAATCGCAGAGCATGAGAAGAATGAACTTTTGAAAGAAGCATTTGCGGAAATCGAGTTTACTTCTGAATCTGCAAAGAAAGCCATTATGGAAGACATTTCCAAAGGCGTAAGCGTGAGAAATGGAAAGCTGATAGGGTTCAGTGATCTTATTGAGGAAGCTAAAAAGACAGATGCAAATGCATTTGTAAATAAGCAGACTCCGCCGGCGCGTTTTACAAAGCCGAATGAACATGATTCCAGTGGTGATAAGCACACAACAAGAGAGAGCATTTTATCTATCAAAGATAGATCAGAACGTCAGAAAGCAATTGCCGAAAACATTTCTTTATTCCAACAGTAAAGGAGTTTTATATGAACAAAAACAGATTAACGATGAACACAAATTTGCAGTTCTTTGCAGCAAACGCAGGACTGATTGCAACAGGAGACATTGATGTAACGGCAAGGGAAATTGATTTTGTTACATCTTTTGAAAGAAACTGGGAAGCTTTAAGAGAAATCCTTGGAATTTCAAGAGCAATTAGAAAACAGCCTGGAACTGTTCTTAAAAGCAAATATGCAGAAGGAACGTTAGAGAGTGGGACTGTAGCAGAAGGTGATGTGATTCCAAGAACACATTACGAGGTAAAAGAGAAACCTTATTCAGAGATTACTCTTGAAAAATATGCAAAAGAAGTTTCTATCGAAGCTATCAAGGATCATGGATATGAAGCAGCTTGTGGAATGACAGACGAAGAGTTCAAGACAGACCTGCAGGATGGAATTACAACAAAATTCTACAACTATCTGAAAACTGGTACACTTACAAACACTGCAAAAACATTTCAGATGGCGGTAGCTAAAGCTATTGGATCTGTCAAGAATAAGTTCAAGTCAATGCACAAAACTGCTACAGGAGTTGCAGTGTTTGCAAATATCATGGATTTCTATGATTATCTTGGAGATTCAAACATCACTTTGCAGACAGCCTTTGGACTTACCTATATCAAGGGATTCCTCGGAGCAGACATTATGTTCCTTTGCTCTGACAACGAAATCCCAGCAGGAAAAATTCTGGCAACACCTGTAAACAACATCGTTGCTTATTATGTAGATCCATCTGACGGAGATTTTGAGAAAGCCGGTCTTTCTTACACTGTCAGCGGAGAAACAAATCTTATCGGATTTAAGGTAAAAGGCGATTACGATCGTGCAACCAGCGTAACTTATGCACTGTTAGGATTTGTACTTTTTGCAGAGTACATTGATGCAGTAGCTAACGTTTCGATCACACCGGGGGAATAGTTCCCACTACACAGGCGGTAAATGCTAGTGGGGAACTCACGGAAGAATACTTAAACTCTCTTACAGTTGCAGAAATTAAGGCACTGGCAGAGAGTAAAGGGTATTCAATGACCGCAACAAAGAAAGCTGATATTATCAGTGAAATCTTATCACAGCAATAAGGAGTGTGGAGCAATGTCATATGTAGATTTTGAATATTACCAAACGAAATATGGTGGGAGTTTGTTTGAAAGCGAAAAAGACTTTGCTCCATATGAAAGAAAAGCAGAAAGAAGAATCAATGCGATCACATCAAACAGGATTGTGTTTTATCCTAAGCCAGAATCGGAAGATGCATGGTGGGATAATATCAAAGATTGCACCTGCGAAATAGCCGAATTGCTAAAGAATGTATCTGAGTACTCCGCGGCAGTTAATAACTTTGGTGTTATTGCAAATGCGGACGGAACTGTAAAAGGGAAAATGATTAAGAGCATGACTTCTGGAAGTGAATCAGTATCTTATGATGCCGGAGCATCTTCTTCGACATTGGTAGAGATTGCAAAATCAGAAATGGAACTTAATAGAAAGTGCTATGATATTGCATCAAATTACCTAACCGGAATGGTTGATACAAGGCATGAAAACCTTTTGTACATGGGAGTTTAGCTTATGGGAATCGGATATAAAGATGACGTGGTTTTATATAACAGGCATTACAACGACACTTTAGAAACTGAATATTATTTCGGTACTCTATTTGAAAATGTAAGAATCGAGCTTACACAGGCAGAGAACATAAGTAAATCTGGAATGAAAGATGCAGATAGTTTTCTTGTAAAAATCCCGAATGACGGCACATTGAATTATGCTAATCCACCAGACTGGGAGAACATGAGCGAAGAAGAAAAGCTAAAGCATTTCACTTTAAGAAGTAATGATTTTGACTTTGTAGTGATTGCAAAAAAAGATGAACTTCTCATTGATAGGGAATTGCCGGTTGGATTAATTAATTCAGACGATTATCCAGGTAAATTCTTCCAGTACATGGTAAATGAAAAAGGGAATTGCTACAAAGTGAATACTATAGGTGTTTACAGCCTTATACCAAGGTTTGAGATTGGAGGTAAATGATTTGGATGAAAAGCCAAAAATAATGCTTGTATCAGATGCAGAAACGGCGCAAAGAGCTATTCTTGATATGATAAATAGTTATCCAGATTTTCCGCCCGGTTTCAAACCATCAAATTCAACAATCTTATGGAACAGCATAAAAGATACTCAGTCTATTGGAGTTTTTCCGGCGCAGGATCCAGTTTATTTGAAAAAATATGTCAGCGGTTCTTATGTCGGACAAATGACGTTCCAGATCGTATACAAAAGCAATCCAACAACAAACAAGGATAATATTGCAGCAAGCAATCTGCTTGAAAATATTGCAAAGTTCCTTGAAAGTGGAGAATTTACATTAAAGGATAAAAATTTTGATGCAGAACAAATTAACCGCACATCGGATGTATTTTGCGGTACAGCAGATGGAAAAACAACAGAATTAGCAATTAATATGCAGCTTAAATATTTTTATAAAAAATAGGAGGAATACTCATGGCAAAAGACAGAACTAACATGGTCTCACTTTTGGATATTGGAAGCCTTATGGGTGGAAAAAGTGAAAAGCTTGCTGAAATGGGTGATGGTTTCACAGAGCTTACAGAAGACTGGGGACCTAACACAGAAAGCACACAGTATGTAAACATGAAAAATGCAAGCAACTCTGTAAAAGGATATGCATTTTCAATGTCTCCGGAAAGAGAGCATCTGTCAGATGAAATGCAGACAGCGTTTAATGACATTTTCAAAAAGCTTCCAACAGGAGATCAGTGTGAGACATATTATTATCGCTTCTTTAAAGCTGATATTACAAGCGGATCGGGAGATTGTATTCGTATCCCGGTAACTGTATGTGCATCAAGCACTGGTGGATCAGGTGGTGATATTTTAAAGTCTACAATCCAGATTAATGGAAATGGAGATGTAGAACAGGGAACAATCACTATTGCTGGTGATGGATCGTTCACATGGGCGCCTAAAGTAAGCACTTTGGCTTTGGATGAAGATTACCCAATTTCATAGGTGTTAATTAAAAATTAGCATATGTGGGATGCCTACCTTTCCTTGGTGTCCCACATTAGGAAAGGATGTTAAAAATGGAAGAAATTAAATTAAGCAGTGGCATAAAAAAAATTGCAATAAAAGACGAAGACGGAGATCTTATTACAGTTATAACAGTAGATACAGCGAATGCAGACACAGCTAAGAAGTTTGCAGGTGTAATTGATAAATTAAATAATATATCTCAAAACTGTGAAAAAGAAGCCACCGAATGGAGAAATAACCACAAAGACGATATGAATGTGGATGATATGAATGTGGATGCGGCATTAGAACTGAACAGCATTCGTGTAAAATATCTTAAGCAGATTACGGAAAGTATAGATGGGTTGTTTGGCGAAGATGCCATGAAACAGATTTACGGAGATATTGTCCCGGATGAACTTGCAATCGTGGAGTTTGTAGAGCAGGTTATCCCTGTTATGAATAAGCTTTTCAATAAACGTTTTGAACAGGTGCAGAACAGATACAATGTAAGAAGACGTGGGGCAAAATAATGAACAATGTCATGCTGGACAATTTGCCTACTGAATGGAACGGATACAAAGTAAATACCGATTTCCGCATAGGTATGCAGATTTATATTTTGCAATATGACAAAGAAATGAATGAGTACGAGAAAACAACTTCTATTCTTTATCTTATGTTCTCTGATGAATACGGAGAACTTAGAGACCATCCACAGCACAATGAGTTAAATGAATGTATTTCCTGGTATTTAAACGGATGGTATCACGACAATACCGGCAGTAGCAAAAATACAATGCGTTTTATTGACTATGATGTAGATCAATGGAGAATATATGCAGATTTTTTGCAGATATACGGTATTGATTTGTCCGTAGCAGATATGCACTGGTGGAAATTTAATGGCTTGATCTGGAATATGCCAAGAAGATTATCTTCTCTCATGGAGGTAATTGAGATCCGACAGAAGAAGATTGAAAAGAACATGAGTTCCAAAGAAAAAGATGCAATCAGAAACGCACAAAATATGTATGCTTTGGAACAGTCAGAAAAAGAGTATACCAGCGAAGAAAAAGAAAAGATAGACGATTACGATCGTATGATGGAAGAAATAAGAAAGCAGAAAGAAACAGAACAGGAAGCATTGAAGCAGTTTAAGAAATGAGGTTTTTAGCATGGCTGAATATGATGGTGAAATCAGAATCAAAACATTAATTGAAAATGGAGAAGCATCAAGTAAGCTCATGCAGATGGAATCACAGTTTCAGAAGCTTGCACGTGAAGCTAGCAATGTATCGGAAAAAATGAGAGAGCTTGCAAAAGCAAAAATCCCAACCGAAGAATATAAGAACTTAGGCAAACAGTTTGACAGTTTAGTATCAAAAGGTCAGAATCTCTCGGAAAAACTGAAAGAAACAGAAAAATATACGCCATCAAAGCAGTACAAAGAAGCAACAAAGCAATTGGAAGAATTGCGATCCAAACTGTCACAAGTGCAAAACAAGCAGGAAAAATTCCTTGCTACAGGAGGAAACAAAAAGAGCCGGACATACAAAGCAATGCAATATGATGTAGAAGATTTATCTAAATCGATTGCGTACGTTCGCGGCGAAATAAAAGACATGGAGCAAACAGGATCGGATAAAACGCTTTCCTCAAAATGGGTAGACCTCAAGAACAAAATGGCAGAAACGGGGAAAGAAGCTGCAAACGTCAAGGCACAGATGAGGGAACTCGAAAGTTCCGGAAAAGCATATTCCGACCCTACAAAAACCGAAGAATACAAAAAACTTTCTGACAAGCTTGCTAGCATCACAGATCAGCAAAACGTATTAAATCAGAAGATGAGAGAAACCGTTGTCAATGAGAAATCTATTGGTGCTGGTGCGAAAGACATTGAAAAAGTAGGAAAATCAGCAAAAAAATCATCTGGCTTAATATCTGACATGGCGAAACGAATAAAGCAGACCGTAATTAGTTTTGCAATATTCGGTGCGGTTATGAAAGTGTCTCAGACCATATCCAAGGCATTTACAGAAGGTATACAGAACATGGCGAAGTATTCTTCTGAATTTAATGGAAAAATGTCTGAAATGGCAAGTGCTGCGGCTACATTGAAAAATTCTATTGGAGCACTGACAGCACCTATCATATCTGCATTGACACCAGCAATCGTAACCTTATGCACATGGCTTACAAATGCTATTAATGCTATAAATAGATTTATTGCGGCTATAAGCGGAAAAAGCACTTGGACAAAGGCAAAGAAGCAGCAGGTAGACTATGCGGCATCTCTTGATAAAACATCCGGTTCTGCCAAAAAAGCAGCTGGAGCATTGGCGGCTTTTGATGACTTGAATGTATTACAGAAAAATGATTCTGGAAGCGGTAGTGGTGGATCTGGTAGTGGCGGATCTGATTTATATGAAGAAGTTCCTACTTCCAGTGATTTGACAAAAAAGTTACAGCCTTTTCTTGATTTTCTTAAGAAAACAAAAGCATCTATTGAAAAAGGTTGGAGCGATACATGGAAGAAACTGGATATTTCATCTCAACTTGTCAACATCAAGGCAAGCGCAGAAAGCATAAAAAATACATTGGCTGATATTTTTACCGATCCATTTGTGCTTGCATCAGTCGATAATTTTGTGCAGACCGTAGCATATTCTCTTGGAAGCATGGCGGCATCCGTGACCAGCATCGGAGCAACGATCGCAGAAAACTTTGTTGGTGGAATGGCGATTTTTCTTGAAAATAATTCATGGGATATCAAAGGATATATTCAAAAAATGTTTGATGTGTCGGCAGACATAGCAGCACTTGCAGCAGATGGATTAGAAGCATTTGCAAATGTGTTTTCAGTATTTGGGGATGAAAATGGACAGCAGATCACAGCTAACCTGATTCAGATTTTTTCGGATGCGTTCATGATGGTTACGGAGAATGCAGCAAAATTTGGAAAAGATATTATCGATTGCATCGTGACACCTTTTGTAGAAAATCAGGATGCTTTAAAAGATGCTTTGGATGGACTTCTTGGTGTGATTGCGGATTTGACAACGACTATATCAGACGGTGTACAGCATGTGACCGATAAAATCACAGAATTGTACGATGAACATATTCATCCGTTTATCGAAAATGTAAAAAATGGAATGTCAGAATTAATAGCAAAATTTCTTGAATTCTGGAACACTTATGTGCAGCCTATTTTACAGAATCTGGCGTTAATGTTTGAGGATACCTATGAAAATCATTTAAAGCCTGTGTTTGATAATATTTTCGAAATAATGGGAATCGTGATAGACATACTGAACGATTTATGGACAAATATTTTACAGCCGATTATTGCATGGATTATTGAAAATGTGCTTCCGGTAATTCTGCCGATTATTGAAAACCTGAGCCAGAATATAAAAGACAGCGTCGATTTTATTTTAGATCTGATCAATTTTTTGCTGGCAGGGGTAAAACTTGTATTCGCCGCAATTCATGCATTACTTACGAAAGACACAGACAAAGCATTACGCCAGACAGAAAAATCGGTAAAAGATTTTGTGAACAGTGTTATCCAGATGTTTGAAAATATGGTAAACCATGTTATTAATGGTCTCAATTCATTGATTTCTGGCTTTAACAGCATTGGATTTGATTTACCTGATTTTTTGGGTGGCGGATCATGGCATCCAAGTATTCCGACAATTCCTACTGTAAATCTGCCTCGTCTTGCCAACGGTGGCGTAACAACCGGAAGGACACTTGCAGAAATCGGAGAAGCCGGAAGAGAAGCTGTCCTACCGCTTGAAAATAATACCGGCTGGATGGACGACCTTGCATCGAAGCTTGCAAGCAAAATGCCGGACTATAGCGGTGCAAAGACGGTAGTACTGGAGGTGGATGGTAAAGAGTTCGCAAGAATCAATCTACCGTATTTACAGGATGAAGAAATAAGACTTGGGATAGCGGAGGGATAAGATGAAATATAAGTACACGCAAGGACTTATCATTGATGGAATTACATATAATATCCCTTTGGTGTCTATCCAGAGGACACTGGACTTTCTGGAAAAGTATGCAGAGAGGACAGAGGACGGCGATGTTAAAATCGAGAGCATCGGACTTTATAAGAATTATACGATCTCAATCGGAACGATCGATGATGCAGAAATGTATGACAGGCTTATAGATCATATCACGGATTGTGATAACAGATTCCATCATGTATCACTACCGGATGCTAGTAAGCAGTTTGATTTTTATGGGTATTTTTCCTCTATTAAAGATGAAGTGGAAAAGGTACTGGACAACGGAGCGCAGTATAAAGGATTGTCTTGGAAAATGACGAGCAAGAAACCATCAAGGACACCGTAAGGGGGCATTTATGAGAACATATTGCAGGGCAGAAATGAAATTTATAGATGTTACCGCACTTGCGGATGCTTCGGTCACGACAGATGATAACCAGGGCATAGGTTCAATAGAGTTATTTGCAGAACAGACGGAACAGAAAAGTTATGGGACTTTTGAACTGAACCAATTTGTGCTAGATGGAAGTAAAAGAGTATTGACGGAAAATCCGAAAGACATTGCATTTTGGAATGATGCGTTATCGAAGGAAGATTGTACTTTTGAAACAGATCCTAAGATTACAGTCACGTTCCAAGAGCAGCACACGTCCGCAGCGATCACACTTTATTTTGAAGATGAGCCACCAGCAGAGTTGAAAATCACATGGTATACAATCGCCGGTACAAAATTAATCACAGAAACATTTTACCCGGACAGCCTTATTTATGTTTGCAATAATCAGGTGCAGAATTACGGAAAAATCGAGATTGAATTTGTAAGAACAAGCTTTCCACAAAGATATATTAAGCTTCAGTACATTTTATACGGAAAATATATCGTATGGGATAAGGATATGATCCAGACAGCCAAGATGCAGGAAGACATTGATGTGACCTCTGCATCCTTGTCTATCAACGAAGCGGATATTTCAATTGTTGATAGGAATAATGACTTTGACGCAGAAAACGAAAACGGAGCATGGAAGAGTGTGCAGAAAACGCAGGAAGTCACATTGTCAGAGTTTAATAACGGAAACATGATTCCTATGGGAGCATTCTTTATCGACGATTTTTCTTTTTCAAAGAATATTGCAAAATTTAAGTTGATTGATGTAGTTGGGTTATTAGATAAGTATACATTTTATGACGGACAGGTATATAACAATGTCCGTGCAGAAGTGATACTGAATGCGATATTTGCCACTGCCGGTATCAAAAAATATACGATTGATGAAGAAGTCGGCAACATACTTTTAAGTGGCTATTTAGCCATCCAGACGTGCCGTAAGGCATTGCAACAGGTATGCTTTGCGTGTGGAGCGGTTGCAGATGACAGCCGGAGCGATACCATCAAGGTTTATAAGCCAGACAGATATGTGAAATCCACTGTCGGGACGGATCGCAAATTTAATGGAAATACGAAAGTATCTCTTGAAAAATATATCTCTGGTGTGAATATTGAGATGAAAAACTATGCATTGGAAGAAAAAAACTCAGACATTTATAAGAAAACATTGCCGGCCGGAGATACCAAGATCACATTCTCAAGTCCATATCTTCCATCGTCCATCACGGCAAGTGTCGGCACGCTGAAAGAAGTAAAAACAAATTATCTCATCATTAACATGCCGGATGCCGGACAGTGCCAGATCACAGGTATTAAATATGCAAATACCACTTTTTCTTATGAGAAACATGTGGATAAAATCGAAGCTGGAGAGACAGAAAATATAAAGAAGTACAGTGGATGCACCATTTATAATGCTGATATATTACCTGATATCGCCGCTTATCTTTTGGATTATCATGCCTTGAGAAAAAAGGTGGGAATGAAGTACCTGGTTGACTTAGAGCAGGTAGGAAATTGGGCGAATATAAATTCCATCGGTGGCAAGACATCGACAACATTGATTGAAAGCCAGACGCTTGATTTGACCGGTGGATTTATCGCAACGGCAACGTGCATGGGGTATTCAGTAGTTGTTACGGAAAATTACTTCGCCGGAGTTGAATTATATACGGGAGGAGATGTACTGATCTGATGAATTACAATCCAATTAATCCTTATTACGACGAACTCAGAAAAGAAAATCTGAAGCTCGCAAAGGAAAATGAAGCTTTAAAAGAAGAAAATGAACGTCTGAAAAGTGAGGTGGTTGCTTATGCTGGTGTGGATGCAGACAGTGACGGACCGGTCACAGAGTGATGTTGATCGTGTGTTGGAGTTACTGCAGAAGGGATGGGAAAGATTTAGCGCAGACGAAAAAACAGAATGGCTTGCCGGGATGAAAGGCGCACTGAACCGGTCGGATATGGAAAGAATCCAGAACAACACGCAGCTGCTTTCTGATGTGCTTGAACTTAATCTTGCAGTTGCAGACGTACCAGAACACCCAAATGAGACATTTCTTACAGCAGTGCTGCATAACACGGAGATTATAAGAAATGCATATATGATTCATTCTGACACGCCACAGACACCGAGTATGCCAGTCAACACATATCAGAAAATGAATGATATAGAGAAAATACTAGATGATGTGTACGGTATTTTACTTAACAATTTCAATTATTACTGTGGATCAGAGATATATGCCGGAGATGATACCGGACTATTATTATAGGAAGAGAGGATATGTTATGGGATTTACAAAGAAAACATGGAAAAATCGAATTGCAGAGTACATCAACCGACGACTGCTTACGAATGAAGATGGAAGCACAGAGCTTGTGACAGTTGCAAGGGATGAGGGAACAATCTCACAGGAAGGTGATGCTTTTAATGCTGCCAATATGAATGATCTGGAGGATAGAATCGAAGCAGGCTTTACGGAGGTAAACCAGAGTTTAACTAATGTTAATAATTCAAAGAAAACGTATCTCAGATTAATACTGCCAAATATTGCTGTTGACGCAAAAGCTGTCTGCGATTATATAAATAAAAATTATCTGCTGGGACAATTATCTCCTGCAACTACAGTTGATTTTGATGTAGTTGCCTCAAACGCAGATTGGTTTACGGGTACTTTGTCCACGGATTCGACTGTATTAGCAGCCGGAAGGACTGTCTGGGGCTTTGTACAACAGAGAACTTCATCAGCAGAAAATAGCACTTTATATAAATACTTTGCAAGTGGAACAGGAGGTGCTGGTTCAGTAAGTGCTCTTGACCATGTGAAATCGTTTATTGACGTTAGCGCAATTTTAAAAAGTTATACAACCATCGCCGCTGGTGCAACAGTAACTTATACAGCAACAAGAGATTGCTTTGTAAACGTGTCTGCATATGCACACGGAAGTGGTCAAAATACAAAAATATATATTAACAACATCTGCATTTTTAGTCCTTACACTAATAATGGTTCTGATGCTGGTCTTGTGATTGTAGAGAAAACTGTACCATTAAAAACAGGACAAACAATTAAAATTGAGAATGGCACATACACCACTAGTGCTTATACTATTTTTGCAGCATTTTAAATATCTGGTGCATTATATGCGTATACACTAATAGAACCACCAAAACTACTAGTGTTAACTGATAATACGTCACCTTTAAATCCTCTAACAGAACCGACTATTGTTAACGCACAATTTGTTCGTTGGGCTGTCAACTGTGCAACTCGAATACCGTTGATATCAATATAACCTCCAGAGTATAGTGCTTCTGTAGATTGTATTGTGTAAACTAATAAATAATCTTCAGTTAGAGTAGAACCATCATTTACTAAAATTCCTTTAGCTCCTGTGGTTGGATTTTTTAAGTTAGTTAAACTCTGGTTATGCGAAGTAAAATGGGACAAATGGTAGAACGAATAGATATATAATATTTTATATACAAAAGAAAGGAATATGATCCAATGGAGATGTTAAAAGAAACGTACACGATTGCTTTGCCTATCGTTCTGACAGCATTTATGGGATACATAGTGTGGCTTTTGAAAAACCAGAAGTCAGACAGAGATGCGAATAGCAGAGGAACAATGCTTTTGCTTCGTGTGCAACTGATTGAGTACCATAATAAATACATGGCTCTCAAAGAAATTCCATCCTATGCCTACCAGAATTTTATGGAAATGTACGATGCCTATCATGCGTTGGGCGGAAATGGAATGGTCACAAAGATGAAAAATGAGATTGAAGAGCTTCATCTGAAGCAGAAAGAGAGGATTTAAACATGACAGATTTAGGATTTTTAACAGAATTTATGATCCCGGTAATTGTAGGCATTTGCCTTTGTGTAGGCTATGTTGTGAAGAAATGGATTAAGGATGTGGATAACAAGTATATCCCGACCATTTGTGCGGTATTAGGTGTCTTTTTAGCCATTTGGATTAATGGATGGACAATTACAGCATCAATCTTATTAAGTGGCTTATTTAGCGGATTGGCAAGCACAGGATTACATCAGTTATTTAAGCAGTATATCGAAAAAAAGGAGGAATAGAAGAATGGTTATTAACGTACATGCTGGACACAACCCGGACGGAAAAGTAGCGTGTGGAGCTATCGGAATTATCCGTGAATCCACAGAAGCAAGAAATGTAAAAAATGAGGTTATCAGACAGTTGAAAGGCCTCGGACATACAGTGTATGACTGCACTGTAGAGAACGGGACAAGCGCAAACAATGTGCTTTGCAACATCGTAGGAAAATGCAATGCTCATGCGGCAGATCTTGATGTGTCCATTCACTTCAATGCAGGTGCGAAGGATATGTCTGGAAACGGACGGACAACAGGTGTAGAAGCATATATTTATAGTGATAATAGCAAAGCAAAACCATTTGCAGAGAAAATTGTGAAAGCAATTGCAGCACTTGGATTTAAAAATCGTGGTGTGAAGATTAACAAAAAGCTTTACGTGCTCAATCACACAAAAGCACCTGCGATGCTGATTGAATGTTGCTTCGTGGATGATAAAGACGATGTAGCACTGTATGACTTTAAGAGCATGGCAAGTGCAATTGTTTACGGAATTACCGGACAGCAGTACATTGAACCATCCAATAACACATCCGATGATGATGCTGCAACTTCTGGATCAGAGACAAGTGTAGGTGATAAAGATTCTATTTATCGTGTACAGGTCGGAGCGTATCGCAATAAAGCAAATGCTATTGCCTTGCAGGAAAAATTGAAATCGGCAGGATTTGACGCTGCGATTGTAAAAGCGTAAAATAAAGGGCGGTTAGAATTTCTAATCGCCCTTTATAATAGACTTGTACTAATTAATGTTAACCTCTAGGAAATAGTTATTTAGTACAAGTCTTAGATATAAAATATAAAGCCAGTAATTTCAAAGGCTTCATTCAAATAAATTTCTTTTATTATTCTATGCCAAAACTCTTGTTTTCCTTTTTGATCTAGTTGTTCGTAAAGTTCTTTCCAGTCTTCCGGGATCTGCTTCTTAAATTCCTCAATCCTTACAACTTTGTTGTTTGACAACTCCTCAGTTATGGAATTTATTTTTTCTGATAAGACACTGTATTTCTTTTCGTATTCTGGGATATCAATTCTTCCTTTTTCAAAAAGGTAATTAAGTCTGTCACGCTCCCCTATTGCATCATTAAGTTTCTTATTCAAATTGCGCTTTGGTTTACCTGCTTCTTTTTTTACATCAAATTCAAGATTTTTTAATGCTGCATCAAGATTTTCAAGAAGATATTTTTCTGTTTTTGCTTCTGACACTAATTTTGTTTTGTGCAATTTCTCATTTCCACCGAACCAGCATCTTTGATATTGCCGGTGCTTTTTGGTCTTCCTGTCTATGCTGTAAAAACTTGCCATTTTCCTGCCACATATAGGACAGCGGAATAACCCACTGAATAAATATATATGACCGGACGGAGCGTATTTTATCTGATTGACACTTCTTATTTCTTCCATTTTTTCTTTGGTAAAATAAGGTTCGCAGAAATTTTCATTTTCCCTTACTTTCCCAATATATAAATCTGACTTGATCATTGTGTCCAATTTGTGCCTAGTAAAATCTGGGATGAAGTTTTCACGAACCCACAGAACAGTACCACGCTTGCTTTTGGTTGCTAACAAATAATCAAATATAGCCCTTGTCTGTTCCTCATTATCATGTACGACTTTCTTTACACCATCTATTTTCTCTATTTTAAATCCTATGGGCACTCTGCCAGTGTAAGCTTTCCCTTCACGGATTTTATAAGCTGCGGTGTCTTTGTATCGTTCAGATATGACCGCCCATTCTAATTCTGCCATGTTTGCCATCTGGTACATGAAGTTCTTTCCGTATGGCGTGGAAGTATCGATTTGCTGACTTACTGATATCAAGTTGCATCCTGCGCTTTCCATGTCGTGATAGAGGTTACAGAAATCTCTCATATTTCTTGCTATACGATCGTACCGCATAATAACAACGGCATTGATTCTTCCAGCTCTTACATCATCCATCATGCGCTGAAAGTCCTTTCTTTTTGCCGTGCTATGCCCTGTGATCGCATAATCGCCAGAATAAACGATTATATTTGCATTAGTGTAAGTTTTATCAATGTACTTTTTACAATCGTCTATTTGCTGTTCCATTGATTCTGAATTATCATCTTTTTTTGATTTCCTTGGATAAATTGCTATGTTCATTTTTAACTCCCTTTAAAAAAAGTCCCTCATTTAATAGAGGGACTGTATACTATTCTATTTCTATAATATCTGCGGAGTACCCCATAACTTCCCCAACGTTTTTAATATGAACTTTGAGCGTCACAGTATCGTCTTTAGACATTTCCATTACTTTTGCTTTTACATCATCATCTTTTATATAGCATTGGACACCAACAATTGCAAATTTGTCTGTCTGAGAGAATACCCCGATATACTTACCGTTGCTATCAATAACATCTAATCGACCAGTAATTTCTAAGTATTTGTCATTGTAAGTATCTTCTGCTTTCATTGCATTGTTTTTCAAATCATCCATCATGGTGCTTACATCAACCGCAGTATATTCAATTTCTGGCTCTGATTCGGTCTCAACTTCCTTTACCTCTGGTGTTGAATCTTGAGTTTCGTTTGTGCTTGATGATTTTGAATTGGTAGTAGTTTCTGAATTGTCGGAATTTCCACCAGAAGCAGAACCGATAGCTCCAAGAACCAGGATCACAATTAAAACAATCGCCCATTTCGGTAAACCTTGTTTCTTTTTGCATACTGGACATATCTTTGCTTTCTTAGGAATTTCTGATTGACAGTGTTTACATACCTTAGTATCTTTTGATTCGTTCATGATTTTGAACTCCCCTTTCTTTTGATACTACAATTATAAAGCAAAATGATTATAAAACAATACATTTTTGTCATTTTTTTATGACATTTTTTTGCAAAATGAAAGTTTAAGATAAAAACAAATGGATGCGTTATTGACTTTTCGAACATACGTTCGTATACTTTATGTATCAAATAGAAAGGTGGTATTGGATATGGGAGAGCTTAAAGAGAAAATAATAGAATTAATAGAGAAGTGCATGGACGAGGATGATCTCCGAATCATATATGCATTTATAAAGAGGTTTTTAAGATAAAAGAAAAAGACAAGGGTTTGCGCATTGCCCTTGTCTTTCTTTTTACTTCTTTACAAGCTTTTCTGCCAGCTTCTGGATTGTGTTCCAGTCGTTTTCATCCAGTTCTGATATAGCGGCTATGAATCTGTACCGCTGGTCTTTTTCCCCGGCTTTCAGAACATCTGCAAGAAATTCAGCTATCTTTTCGTTCTCGGTCTTTTGAATGAACATTTCGCCTTTTCCGGTCTCCAGCCATTCCTTATTAACCTCAAATTCTCTGCATATAGAAAGAATAACTGCATCTGTTGGATTTCTTAATCCGTTTTCATAATTTGTTATCGTATTTCCTTTAACACCTATTTTTTCACCAAACTCAACTTGCGTCAATCCTTTTGCTTTTCTTATTTGTTTTATTCTTTCTTTCACAATCCTTACCTCCTTTCAAAATAAATATATCAAAAAAAACTCACAAAGTCAATATTTTAGTATTGCATTTATTATCGCTATGTGATATTATAATCTCACAAAGAAACGAAAGGAAGTGAGCAAATGAGCGAAAAACAGAAAGAAGCCCTTACAAGACTAGCTGAAACAGTATCACAGCTGGACAAAGAAAACTTTAACTATATTCTTGGTGTTGCGGATGGTATGGCAATCTCAAAGAAACAGTCGGAAGTTGACAAGCAGATTGCCATGTGTGGGAGCGTTAAATAATGAGAAAGGAGATTCCTATGAACAAAGCAGACATGGAAATTACACCAGAGAGGAAAGCCAAGATTATGGACATTCTGTTAGAGATTTACGAAAGACAGGAAGGAATTAAGCTTGTGGTTAAGGACAAGGCATCATGAAAAATGTAGCAAAAGTTTTTATAGCGATAGGGCTTGGAATCATGTTTCTGGGTGGAATGCTTGATGCGGATGGAATGTATTATGTTTTTCTGCTGATTGAAATGGTACTCGGTGCGGTGATTGCACTTATCGGAGTTGTGATCTTGGATGTGGAGAAACGCCGGGAAGAAAAGCGGAAAGCATACTTTTACATGATCCGCCGGAAGGACAAGCTTGACGCTGATGTTGAGTTCCTTGGGGAATTTGAGGACAAAAAAATAGCACCCTGATAACTTTGGCGAGTACAGATGCTATTTAACCGTAGGAATACAAAAGTATTTCTGCGTTTATTGTAACACGTAGTTAAATTTTTGGAAAGCGTGATTTTATGATTTACAGAAAATGCAGAATCTGTGGATGCAGTTTAGATCCCGGTGAAGGAAACATGTGTGAAGAATGCCGGGACGAGCAGTACATGAATCAACAGCGTGAGAAAGCGGTCAGATTCATGGTTTTATCTACAGATTTCAGACAGATGGAAATGGAGGAATTTTTAAATGGCAGCGCCTAGTTTGACATGGAAGGATTTAGGAATACTCAAGGATGCACTGGCAGAATTTGAAAGAACACTGGAAGATTTAGGCATAGAAGCCGGTGAAGTCTCATGGCATACCGACGGAAGTATTCATGGTGAATTTGTGTATGGCACAAGGAAGCTGATTACCGACACAGACGATGATGGGGAGGGATTTTCTCACAGATATGAATGATTACATACCGGACAGCCTCGATATGCTCGAAGAGTACGAGAGGGACAGAGAACGCCGCCACAGATTATATGAGAAACAAGCCAGACGTGAAGAGATGGCAGATATTGAATCAGAGGAAGAGAGGATAAAAGAAAGATGGAAGAATTTGAAAATTTAATTGTGGAAAAACTTATGTCCACTGAAAGAGATGGAATGAAAGATTTAATTGCAGCCATGAAAAATGATGGATTTTTTACGGCTCCGTGTTCGGGTTCTAACCATTTGGCAAAAGAGGGAGGTTTAGCAAAACATAGTTGGAATGTTCTTATAATCATGCAGGATATTTCATTTTTATTGACACAAAGGCCAGAAATTTTATCAGATAAAGCACATAATGCCATTATCATTTGTGCTTTGCTACATGATCTTGGAAAGATGGGAGATTATGGAAAACCAAACTATGTACCTAATATGATTAAGAGCCGGAAAAAGGATGAAAATGGAGAATATCCATTGGTACAGTCAGAAGCAAAACCATATGAGACAAATAAAGATCTTCTGTATATTCCGCATGAAGTGAGAAGTATTGCGATTGCTGAAAGATTCATCAAGCTTACAGAGGAAGAAGAGCAGGCTATCCTTTGGCATAATGGACTGTATGGATCGTTTAAATATGATATTTCCGGTAAAGAAACGCCATTGTATCTGTTGTTACATTTTGCTGATATGTGGGCAAGCAGAATTGTGGAGGAGAAATAATGGAATTTAGAGCTTTAACAGAAAAAGAGATTGATGCCAGAGTGGCGACCGTAAATGAGAAAGGTTGCAGCCTTTTACTTTATAAAGATGCCAGATGTGATATGCGCATTCTGGACGAATCTGTAGGATCAGAGAGATGGCAGAGAAAACATGAGTTAATTAATGGAAATCTCTTTTGCAATGTAGGTATTAATTTTCCAGCAGAAGACGGCGATCATTGGGTCTGGAAGCAGGATGTAGGAACTGAATCATATACGGAAAAAGAAAAAGGACAGGCATCGGATTCTTTCAAGCGTGCTTGCTTTAACTGGGGAATTGGAAGAGAACTTTACACTGCACCATATATTTGGATTCCTGCAAAGGATGTTGCTCTTACACAAAAGAATAACAAATGGAGCACATACGATAAATTCAAGGTTGAACAAATTATTATTAAAGATGGTGAGATCGTTGCATTATCCATTAGAAATGAATCGTTAAAACGAAGGGTGTTTCTTTATGATATCAGAAAAAAGGATGTTGATAAATAATGCACACGCTTGTAAAGATTAAACAATATCGAGAGCGGAAAGACGGAACTGACTTGGTTGTATCTGTCCCAGATCTGAAGCTTGGGGACATGTTCCAAAGAAAGAAAATTAGAAATGCCGAGATCAGATTTGATGATGGCAGACACATATCTGCAGAACAACGAAAAAAGGCATACGCAACCATTAGAGATATAGCAGATTGGACAGGATATCTTCCGGAAGAAATGAAAGAGATACTGAAATATCAGCACATGATGCGTACAGGAGATGCGTATTTAAGCCTTTCTAACTGTTCTATGGACACAGCGAGGGAATTTATCAACACGATACTGGAATTTGCCCTAGAGAACGGAATACCGCTTTCTGACAATGCAATAGAACGTACAGATGACATAGGAAGATATCTTTACTACTGCCTGTTACACAAAAAATGTGCGATCTGCGGAAAAGACGGAGAGATTCATCATGAGGATGCAATCGGAATGGGTAATGACAGGACAAAAGTAGATGATTCCAGTTATAAAAAAATCTGTTTGTGCAGAGAACACCACACACTGGCACACAGCCTTGGAGTGATCCGGTTCAGAGAGATGTATAAGGTCTATGGAATTGTTGTAAAGGATTTATAGGGTTGGAACACCTTGCCAAATGGCAGAAAGAAACCTATTCATGCAGAAAATAATATATCACGAATTATTGGAAGCTGGTTATTATCTCCGGGGTTAGTCCCGGAGAGGAAAGGGGATAAATGAAAACAATAAATGACATTCCCTGCGGACATTTGAAACCATTACCGAGACTCTATAATCCATTTGAAGATAGAAAACTGCGAAAGCAGATAGAGACAGCAAATACAAAGGATGACTGCATTATCAATGTTGGAAATGGATATTACAGACCAGTTCCGGGAGATCCAGTAGATGAAAAAGAACTGGATGAATATCTATCAAAAGAGCTGCACCGTGCCAGAGCGATACTGAAAAAACGTTTAAACATGAAAATGACATTTGAAAGGTGGCGAGAAGTTGGAGTACCTACTGATAATACCGGGACGACTGGATAACTTGAATGATTTTATCCGTGCGGATAAGGCAAGCAGATATAAAGGCGGAGAGATGAAAAAGCAGAATGAAGCTATTGTTTCTGTGTACATCAGAAAGTGCCTGAGAGACGTAAATATCAATAAAAAAGTATTTATGGAATATCTGTGGGTGGAAAAGAATAAAAGGCGTGATTTGGACAATATATCGTCATTCGGCAGAAAAGTGATCCAGGATGCATTAGTTAACTGCCATGTATTAAAAAATGATGGCTGGGAGCAGATCTGTGGATTCTCTGATGAATTTCGTATAGATGCTGAAAATCCACGGATTGAAGTTCGGATTCGGGAGGTGGAAACTTGAACTATTTAGCTGAGATAAAAGCATTTTACGACAGGCTCGAACTAAACCCGCAGCCCAACACTGCAATCGCCTTATGGCATGCGTTAATGTCCATAGCGAATAAAGCAGGGTGGCCAGATACGTTTACGGTAGCCTCGTCAGTCCTTGGACTTCGGTCTGGATTAAATGCATCAGCGTTAAAGAGAGCGAGAAACAAGCTTGCTACAGATGGGTTCATCGAATGGAAATCGCGCGGTGGGAATCTTGCGGCACAATATAAAATAAATAGTCTTGTGGTTCAAAATTACAGTAAAAATGAACCACAAGATGAACCACAAAGTGAACTGCAAATTGCACCACAGTTTGAACCACAAAGTGAACCTATTAATAAACAAAGACATAAACATAAACAAAATACACCCCCTATATCCCCCGTGGAACGGTATGCAGAGTTTGCCGCAGTCTATCCGAAACGGTGTACTGGTTGTCTTGCTGAAACAGAATACTGCAATGCGGTACTGGCTGGTGTACCGGAAGATGATCTGGTATTGGCCGCACAGAATTATGCAGATATATGCAGACGGGAGAAAACAGCAGAGCGGTATATTAAAAAGCCGGAGAACTTTTTACGAGAGAACTTGTTTATGCAGTACCTGAAAGGAGAGAACGATGGATCAGTTGGAAGAGATACTGGAACGCATGAAAAATCACTCAACGAACTTATGCAGGAATGCGGAGACACCGGAGACTTCCAGGGATTCTGATGTGTGTCCAATTTGCGAAGGTCGGGAGTGGATCTTGAAAATAAAAGACGGAGTTGAAATAGCAGTACCGTGTAAATGCCGTGAGAAAGCGGTCATGTCAAGGCGGTTGCGATTCGCAGATATACCGGAGGCATTCCGTGGGATGGATCTAAGATCGTTTCGAATGGATGTGTACAGGAAGCAGGAAAGTAAAAAGATGGTGTCAGATGCCTGTAAAATCATAAAAACCTATCTGGATGATTTTGAGAGCCAGAAGGAAAGAGGCATGGGATTGTATATCTGGTCAAGGACAAAGGGAAGCGGCAAGACGAGGATTGCTGCCGGAATCGCAAATGAGCTGATGAAAAACTATGCAGTGAAATTTGCGGTGTCGCTGACTATCCTGCAAGAGATCAAGAATACATGGCAGAGAGATACAAAATACAGTGAGAATCAGCTTTTGGACGCGCTCTACACCACAGACATCCTTGTGATTGATGATTTCGGAGTGGAGAGACCAGCGGACTGGATCAACGATAAGATGTATCAGATCATCAATGAACGTTACATAAACCGGAAAGTGACTATTTTTACGAGCAATGATCCGTTGGAGACACTACAGTATGATGACCGGATCACGAACCGGATCAAGGAGCGGACATATCAGATCGCATTTCCAGAAGAATCAGTCCGGGATCATATCGCAGAGCGGATGCAGGAGGAAATCATTGAAAAAGTGATAGCGAGTGGAAATATAAAATAAAAAATTAAAAGGAAGGTGGGCAAATGCATAGCGTACAGCAGAGAAAAAGGGTGATTCCATTGAGTGTTTATAAGCAGGAATTAGCAAAATGCCAGTTAGGAGATAATATCGCGAATCACATGGGATATATTTTTACAGCCATTTTGTATGACAAGTTTGATATGACGTTTAAGCAGGTCACGAATTTTTATAGCAAAACCGTTGAGCGTCGGAAATCTTGGCAGGACGATGATGACGAAGCGGTAACGAGCGAGAGCATGATGGCATATTGCCGTAAAAAGAAAATTGATGTGGTCAAGTGGGTAAAATCAATCCCAATGTCAAAAAAATTGTATATGGCAGATATAAAAAATGGACGGGCAGTGCTTGGCGCAGATCGGAATATCGAGAGCGCGCTTGCCTCCACAATGTATCTGACAATTCCGACATTAAAAGATTCTTACCGTTTCTCGAATGCCAAAATTGAGGAATTTATGAATTGGGTTGCCTATTATATTGATTCCTATTGGCGTAAGCAACCGAAGAGTAAGGAACACTATCTGACGGATGAGATTATTCGGAATCAGTTTATTGAGGATGAAAATTGGGATATTGTAACAGGAAAAGCGGCGAAATAAGGATTATTAACATGGGAGAAATGACAAAGACAAGCGTAAAATACTGCCGGAAATATAAATATTCGTACAAGCACAACCAGACAGAGATCATGTGTGGATATTATTTACAGACCAGATCAAGGCGTGGATGCCCGGTTGGGATGTGCGATAAGTTTAAGGCAAGAGGCAGAAAGAGAAAGGTGAAGTTGAAATGACGGATGAAACCAAGCAGGAGATAGAAGCGGTACTGATGTTGTAAAAAAATACACTGATAAGAAATGGTGTAAGCATAGCACTTGCAGGAAGTGACGATACCGGAAAAGACGATGGATGCATTATGTTTTTTGATACCGCAGAGTATTGTAGCACCGGGAAATTTAAAGGGATATCTGTTAAAACAATGGATTTAGTGAGGTAGAAATATGATTTTTTTAAATTCAGTAGACTTGATGAGTTTTTTAAATGACGTGTTATATGACAAACTCAGAGAAAAACCGCCAGAAGATATAAGAGTAGAGATCGCTACATATGGTTTATCATTTTCTGATAAAAAATTTAAAAATTGTTTAGGAGAGCTTAAAACGCGAGAATCTATGGTATTGAATTTTCTGAACACCTTAATGGATACCAATACAGATATGGTTGTAGGAATGCCTCCAATGAAAAAATATAACAATTCATATTATGGAGAGACGTCAATCGATAGAAAAAAAAGATTAGAAGAAATGGAAGATATCATGGGCACTTATCGTATAAATGTCTATCCGGTAGAAGAGTCGCATTTTAAATTTTACAGGATCGATGATATCTATATTACCGGAGGAATCAATTTGACGGATTCGACTTGGAACGATGCCGCTGTTTTGATCGAAAAAGAGAGGGACAAGGAACAATTAGAGTGGTATTTTCAGCAGATTTTAGACAGAGCCAAGGCTGAATGTAGAAAGAGAGGGATAGCATGGAGAGATTAACGACAAATAAAAGCGTGGCTGACATGTCGATGATCGAGCTGGCACATAATAGCTGCTATGCAGATGATGAAGGTAATGCCAAATACAGAGATTATAATCTGGACGTTGATAGTAGGTGGCTTGTAAGAAATCTTGCCCAAGATATTTGCGGTGAAGATTTTAAGGACTTATCAGATGAAGAAGTTGACGAATATATGGCTTCCATGCTGTCGGTAGAAATAGACAGCACAATAGGACTTTTAGCATTGTTATATCGCAATTTATGGGCTATGGCTGATTTGCGAGAAAAATTGAAATATTATGAGGATGCCGAGGAGCAGGGATTACTTCTGCGGTTGCCAATCAGTGAAGATGCACCAGTGTATTCCATCGAGTATTGTTGCGGAAAAAACAAAAGTAATCGGTCTGGAATGTGTGTTAGAGGATTTTGCGAGAATTGTAGTGATAAGGCGTACTACATACGTGAAAGCGTAGCTAAACACTGTAGCATTTGCGAAATTAATAAATCGGTATTCTTTACTCGTGAGGAAGCCGAAGCCAAGCTGAAAGAAATGGAGGAAAAGGATGGAAGATAGATATTTATTCCGCGGAAAGTGCATTGATGACGGAGAATGGATGTCTGGTAGTTATTATGAACTTGCAGGAAGACCGCTTATTTTTAAACCGGTTTTCGCAAGTAAAAAAGCTGTTTACGAGATAGACCCATCAACTATTTGCCAGTGCACAGGACTTAATGATAAAAGCGGCAGACGGATTTTTGAGAATGATATTCTTTCAGGGCATATCGACGTTGAGTCTCCAGAAGATGAGACGAGAAAGCGTGTCGTGTGGCATGAAAACGGATGGTGTACGAATGAGCCGGGCTGTGATTACTACGAGGAACTGGATGATTTTGATTCAGAGAATTTTGAAGTGATCGGAAACATGATTGATAACCCGGAACTGTTGGAGGTGTGACTATGACAATTGATGAAGCTATATCACACGCAAGAGAAGTGGCTGAATGCCAAAAGATGTCAGCAAGACTAATCGAAGATAATGCGTATATTCCAGAATCGGTTGATAAAGAAGCCATTACATATGGCAATACTATATGTGCAAACGAGCATGAGCAACTTGCTGAATGGTTGGAGGAGCTGAAGCAGTACCGTGCAATCGGAACGGTGGAAGAATGCCGGGCGGCGATGGAGAAACAGATTGCAGAGAAAGAATTGGAGAGCCACGATGAAAAGCACATCTTGAAGTATTGCATTAGCCTTATGCAGGAGTTGGTCGGAAAGTTCGAGGAATGGTATGAATATGTGCATGGTGAAGATGCTATTAGGGAGTTGGACGAAGAGGAACGCTTTTATTATAGAATGTCATATTTTAGTATCGTTCAAGAACTGTTTCTTTTCAGAACCAGTCATTCTGGAGGTACATCTACGAGAGCAAAATGTAAACAGTTAGGTGTCGATTGGAGCGATGGGATTGAATTTAGTTTTGGAGGTGATGAAGAATGAATGAAAGCCTTAAGCCATGTCCGTTCTGCGGTGGAAAAGCAATGTTCTTAACCATTAGAAATAAGCCATTACATTCGGATGTTGGGGTAATGTTCAAAATCAAATGTATGAAATGCGGAACAGAACTTCCAAAAAGCTATGAATGTGAGATGTACATGGATCAGGAAGGAGGAATCAGAACAGGGAGAGACGAGCGTGCGAAAGCAACTACAGATTGGAACAGGAGGGCGAACGATGGGAAGACTGATTGATGCGGAGACATTAAAGCAAGAATTATATCAACAATGGTTTATGGATATTCTTCTTACACAGACAAGTAGTGAGGATATGTTTTATGCATTGGCACAGAAGATTGACCAGCAGCCGACTGCATATGACACGGACAAGGTTGTGGAGCAGTTGGAAAATGAGAGAAAGTTTTGGGAGAATGCATACAACAGGAATTTGGGAAAAGAGAAAGCAAGAAGTTATGAGCATGCAATCGAGATTGTGAAAGGCGGTGTAGTAAATGGCGATTAAACCGATTTTATTCAACACAGAAATGGTTCGGGCAATTCTGGACGGGAGAAAAGATGCAACGAGAAGAATTGTAAAAGGCTTTATTCCTGATGATGCAGTATGGGGATATACCGCTTTTACACCTAAAGGGTACATATCGTGTAGAGGTACATTTGCAGATGGGTATGGAGAGAAATTTTTTAAGTTGCCTTGCGAGCCGGGCGACATCCTGTATGTCCGTGAAACATGGAAAAAGGCACCGAACGGATACTATTACTACGAAGATTGGCAAAGAAATGACATTGCCGATGTTACAAAGTGGAAACCATCCATCCACATGCCGAAAGAAGCCGCACGTATCTGGCTTAAGGTTACGGATGTGAGAGTGGAGCGGTTGCAGGATATGACAGACGATGATGCAGAAGCAGAGGGATGTTTCGATTATACATCAACAGCACTTGGTTTTTTTGATGTATGGGATTCCACCATCAAGAAATCCGACCTTGACCGCTACGGATGGAATGCTAATCCGTGGGTGTGGGTAATAAAATTTGAACGGTGTGAGAAACCGGAAAGAGTGTAAAAATGAGCAATGTAGAAATAATAGCCTTGGAGACAATCAGAAAAGAAATACAGAAGCTAAGAGATAAATATCAGACCAAAGCAGAAAAAGAACGTGAAAAGGTAAATGAGATTTTCGTTACGATCAAAGGCGAAAAGTGTTATTCAAATGATGACATCTTCGGCTGGTACGAAGCTGGATATATCAATTCCAGACAGTACGATAAATACCGGGACAAGCTGGAAGCGAAAAAGAATGCCGCCGGAGAGGTTGATAATAAGACAAAAAGCGAAATGATTGTAAAAATCTTATCTGCCATGAGCAGGAATTTAAGCGCAGAAATCGAAACGATTAAAGAGGAAGAAAGTGAGGATTAAATTTTATGAACAAAAAGGATGTTTTAGAAATTAAAAGAAGATTTAAAAAGGAAGCCTGTACATTCACTCGTATGTGCGGCTGCTATGTAGACGCTGACCATAATAAAATTACAAAAATCGGTGAGACATTTTTAAATCTGGACGATGCAGAATATTATAAATATCTTGACATTGCGAAAAAGACATTGTCCGGAAAACTTGGAAACAATCTTTTGGAGTTGGACTTTCCACTTGCAGAGGAAGCCACTGGCGGCAGACAACAGTTTCTAATGGGACTGCGTGAAAGCAGACTGAAAAATGATGATCTGCTTGATACTTTTTATGACATGATTATTGACAGTTACGATAACGTTGGAAATTATCTGATTCTGATTTTCCACGATGCCTACGATGTCATAACCAAAACTTCTGACAATGACAAATTAGATGAATCAGAAGAAGTTTACGAATATCTGCTG